TGTAATCTAATGCGAAGTAGATGTGATGGGGATGCACGGGGTACGTCGTCGCTGGTAGTTTGTATTCGTTGGTGTAGATGCCAACGCCGTCGTAGTTGGTGCTCTCGGCTTCGATGTTGACGCCGTATAAGCCAGGGTACTGACTGAACTGTGAGTATTTCAACTGCTGCTGAACAGCAGATGTAAGCAAGAAAGATAGCTGCTGCGGCTGCATCTTGGTGCGGATGCGGTCAGCGAAGCAGATGAGTCGCATCTTGGCGTCCTCTCGTGCTGCGTTGCCACCGTCACCAAAGGCCACAGGCGCTTCTGTCACGCTTGTTTGAAGGCAGCGGTGGTAAATGACTATGCTGTAGGTGTCGTTGAATCCTGAGAAGGTAGTGCCGCCGTTGATGTCTACTAGCGCCGGTATGCCGTCCTGATTGCCTTGATAATTGCGTGGTAGAATCTCGCTCAGTCCGAACAGCTGCTTAACAAAGCGCTTGTCATCAACCAGCTTGCCCGTCTCCAGGTTGCTGTTGATGATTGTGACTATCTCGTTGAGGTATGGCATCAGGCAAATACTTTGTCTAGGTATTCTTGAACTATAAGGCGCACTTGTCCAAGCTCGTCATCTGTCAGTGCGAATATCTTGCCGAACCGATCTTCTGCCCAGTCGGCCTTATCTGCGTTCAGCTGATTGTCGTAGCCAAGTGCGTATTCAGTATCTGACAGCGGCACGACCTTATAGTCGTTCTGCATTTGACCTGTGAAGAACAAGGTAACTGTGCGGTCGCTGCCTAAGTTATTACGCTCACGTAGCTTGAGGTAGCTATCTGAATAGCTACCAATCGCAGAGCCATCAGCTTTCTTGCCGTCGGTATGTATGCGCTTCTGAGTGACTGCTAACATGGACACGGAAATCTCCCGCAGTAGGCTATCCGCCTGCGCTGCTGACAGCACGCGTCCCTGTAGTTCCTTCAGTGCACTGACATCAACGGTAGTCGTAATCACTTCTTAGGCCTTGTCTTTTTGCATCCACACATATCAATAGAAGCTTGTTGTTTCCCGTAGTTGGACTCCGCCACTGCACTCAATGCAGCAGTCGCACGCTAAATTGAATCCGGCTGCTATCTGCTCGAGCGCCTTCATGTATTCGACTTGATACTCCTCACGCAGTTCCTTGGCGCGTTGCAAGTTGACAGTCGTGAACTGGTTCAGCTTGCTGCTGTAGAGCTGCTCGGTGAGTAGTTCGATGCCACACAGATACCAATAGGGGCGGGTGAAGAGTGACTTGTTGGTGCAGATGAGATTGTCCCATGTGCACACTATGCTGAACGTGGCAGTTAGCCCGTAGGTGTTCGTAGTTTGTGACTCAAGTGCGTCGTTGGTGAACGCATCCCACATGGTCTCTGTGTAGAAGCCATTCAGCCGTATGTCGCAGCAGCCCGGTGTCTGGTGATAGTTGGGTGCTTCTGTGGTGTAGTAAGCAGATATTGAATCACTAGGGCTAGGCGTCACATAGACCGCCAATGCCTGAGCGTTGAATGTCTGATTGACTTCAATAGTGTTCCACCCGTCAAGTGTCAGTTCGTAGTTTCCGGATGACCAAAGCAGCTCATTGGTGTACGCATCATATACCACGAATATGCCTTTCTCCTGAACCGACCCATAGAAAAACAACTGCTGAATGTGAATAGCGTTCAATGGCGATGCGATGTAGTCGTAGTTTTTAGCCTCGTTCATCTGAATGATGAAGCCAGCTTTTGACCCTACTACCGCAGCCTTGGTGACGTTGGACACCTGCTTCGGCATATTGATGGCGTTGGTCAGGCTCTTCAGTCGGTATAGCTTACCCATCGCCTCACGCACGTCAAGGCTGAAGCGTGACTGCGCCCGTGTCTGAATCATTGACCACAGGTCAAGATAGGTCTTTTCCTCTTCGTTGGTGAGGCTCACCATCTGCTTGAGGCTGATGCCTGGCAGGTCGTTGATATAGAAACCCGAGGCGGGTGCGGACGAGCCGCACCCTCTCAAGCCAATGTAGTCAGTTAAGCAGTTCATGCTTAGGAGTTAGTAATTGCGTAGCGGAGTGAACCGTTAGAACCAGCGAGAACGTCAGCACCATCGTACGCGTCGGTAGGCGTGGTGAACAGGCCGTAACGCTTCTTGATAAGCAGCAGGTAGCCGCGTGCAGAGCTTACGCTTTCGGCGTTGATGTAGCCGTTTGCGATGTTAGCACCCAAGTCCTCGGGGCAGTCAACATACTTCACTTGCAAGTCGAACTGAATGTTTCCGAGTCCGTTCGGTGTCCAGCACTGAGTGCGGGGGTCAACGATTGAAGTGAAGAATGAAGAGCCGCGCTGACCTGCGAAGCTACCTACGTTGTCGAAACGCTCTACCAGGTGAACGCTACCAGGAGCAAACATACCTACGTGCTGTGCACCCCAAGTAGAACCAGTCTGACCGGAAGCGTAGAAGTTGAAGTCGGCAGCCAAGGCATCAGGGTTGAATCCTGTTGCAGGTGACAATCCACCGCGCTGCTTCTGAATGCTATAAGCGTGCATGAGTGAGCCGAGCGCACCTACGAACACAGGCGTGTCGCAGAACTCGTTTGCCTGGGCATCAGTCAAAAGCTTAGTGAGGCCAGTGCCGAGGTCGTTCAGGTTTCCGTCCTGCTCGATGTTCACGGTTACAGCGGTAGCAGTACCGGTAGCCTTGTGCTTACCGAAGCTGGAAGCCATGCTAGTGGTCAGCACGTTCTCCATCTTTTGGTAGATTCCGTTCATCGCGTTCAGAATGCCACGCAGGTGCTCGGTCATGATCTGAGTCGCAGGCTGACCGATAGCTACGGTGCGTGAAGCCTCTTCGCAGTACTGGCGGATGGTATCATCTGGAATCCACACACCTACCTGAGCCACGTTGTTTACTGATACGCTGGTCTCTTTGTAAGCGGGGATAACGTCAACGGCACAAGTGTCGGTAGTAGATACCTGAGACACGGTAGTCCTAGGCATGTACTTGACATTGACCGTGCGGTAGTGACCTTCACGGTAGCCGTCTTGAATGGTTGAAGGCCTGTCAGGAGCTGTGACCAACATGTTTAAGAAGCCCGGGATGGTTACCTTTTGGCCGGGGTAATTCTGCCCTGCGATGCTATCAAGGTGAAGCAAGAGGGCTTCGCAATATCCATTTGCCATGATTTATGGTGGATTTAAATTGTTAGAAGCTGGTTGCCACATGTAGTGGCGGTGTATTGGCTTGCGCCCTCTTGTTGGTGCCTTGCGGCCGTATCGTTACTTCGCATCAGATTAGTGATGATCCCGCCTTGAAGTCGGCGAGTGCCTTGCTGGTCTGCGATTTGGCCGCAGGTGCAGCAGGCTTTGCAGGCATCGGTGTGCCTACGGGTGCAGCGGTAGTGGTGACTACCCCAGGCGCTTTGTTGACCTTGAGTAGCTTTGCTTCAGCCAAGACGCTATCCGTGAAACTACGCATGTCAATGCTCTTATTGTCAATCGTGAAAGGCAGGTCAGGCGCTTCGGCGTTGACGAGCTTGATGCCGTCCTCGGTGTAGAGGTACTTGCCGCCTTTCTCCCTGAGTTTTTTCTCCCAAAGATTGCGAGCCGTTGAGATAGTGACATCCTTGTCAAGGTCGAGTGCGTAGTCGTATCCGCTGAATATAGCGTTGAGTTCCTTGTCGGTCAGCTGACTCTTCCAATGGCTGTTCACCTTGTCCACGTCCTGCTTTCGTGCTTCGCGCTCTGTGTTGAGCAGGCCTTGCAGCTCGTTGATCTTGTCAACAAGGGCTTTCTTCTCGCCGCCTGTTGCGCTGATAGCCCGCTCCTTTGCTTCGGCGATTGCCTTGGATAGCATCGGGATGCGGTTGTAGGTGGATTGCTCTGACAAGATAGACTGCTTGATGTCGTCATCGAAGCCGAACTCGTCAAGCACATCCTTTATTTTGGTGTCAACACTGTTCAGTGCGGTGGCAGTAAAGTGCTTCTTGACAATCGGGTTGATCTTGGCTTCGTCCTCGGTCATGAGCTTAGATTGCGTCATGGACACAAGGGTCGAAGGTACCTGCACCTGCATGAGGGCGGGGTTGGTGACTACCATCTTGATAGCCTCGTCAGCGTTGTCAATGCCGATGCGGTCGGCTACCGTCTGGATATATTCAGCTAAGGTCATTAGTTGTTCCCTTCTCGGGCGTTGGTGTCTGTGTCGGTGTGAGGTCTACTGTCTTGGTCTTGGCGGCGACCTTAGCCTTGGTGACTTTGATGTCTTCGGACTTCGGTCGTATCTCGCAGATGCGGTCAAGATTGTTCTTGATCATCTGCTCGCGCACGTTCATCTCGTTGTCCGCAGGGAACTCATACCACAGTTGGCCGTCCCGCCATACTTCTAAGAATTTCTGTTTCATGTGTCTCGTTGTTGACTACAAATATACACCCGCTTTACGCGTTGGCGAACTGGTCACGCAAGGACTTTGGAACAATGGCTGAACTGACGGGGCGCAGCTGGTGGTTGCAGTTATAGCCGCCCCTGTTGATGCGGAAGTTGGCCGCGTTGGTGCCGGGTATCATGCCGTGTGGTAGGCCAGTCTTGTCATAGATAGGCACCTGCTCACCGCAGATGTCGCCGCTGACAATCTCTTCAAGCTGGCTGACGTGGATGTATGGCAGGCATCCCTTGGCCGCATCGGTCAGAGCCTTGCAGAACGGGCGTGTGGTTTCTTTGTTTGACCCTACGTAGATGTACCATTCAAGGCCAAGGTCATCGCTCACTATTTGTGAGTAGTTGGCGCTGTACTGGTTCAGGCTGTCGGTCACTATCTGCTTGGTGTACTTGACCAGCTTGCCATCAATGCCGTCCTTGCCAAGGATGAAGTCCCGCGTCTGCTCAATGAACTCAGCCCTGCTGCCACCGGTAGTGACGTTCTTGACCAATATGTCCCTGATTGGTGACACGAAGTTGGCCCCGATAGCGTCCTCACCAAGGGCATCCACGATGGATTCCTGAGCGAGATTCTGCACCTCTTTGAGTACGGCAGGCACGGTGAACTTGCCAACCGTAGCGGTGAAGTATTGATTCTGCAGCTTGGTGACCTGCTCATAGGTAGCTATCAGCTCGTCAAGGTCGTCGGTGTACTCCTTGGTGAAGATGACCTTGTTGAGTTCCGCCTTGATCTTAGCAATGGTCTTGATGTTCTTGACAGTTGGCTTGATGCGCCCGTTGCTAGTCTCAAGCTCAGAGGCTAAGTCAAGCACGACGGCATAGGTCTGATGCTGAAGGTCGGGCATCTTACCGTTGAAGGTGTCGATACGCGTCTCAATCAGCGACAGGATGTCTTCTATCAGGTCATCAGCCTTGGCCATCTACGGGTGTTGCAGGTCGAACTGTGACCTCGTTGGCGTATTGTGTCATGACCTGCATCTGCTGCTCGTATGGCAGTTCAGCGAAGCCTTCTACCGACTCAAGCGCACGGGTCACGAACTTGTTGATGTTAGCATGGATGACCATATCGTTGCGGGTGATTGCCCCAAAGGTCTGCTGAAGTGCAATCGTCTCCTCAGGCACACCCGCGAACGGGTCAAGCTTCAGCTTCAACACGACCATGTCCTTGATATTCGAGTCGTTGAACTTCTTCGAGGCAAGCTCTATCTGAGCCGCGTTGATGATAGCCGGGTCGACCTTGGCTTGGGTCATCATGCTTAACTCATCAACCAACACCTTGCCTGATAGCATGTCGAAGCGCTCAGGCACGGCGATGTAGGGCAACAGTTCATTGATGTCGGACACGATACCTCCGTAGCGCCATGCACAGATGTCGTAGGTGACTTCGTCCATGATGCGGACGATGTCTTCAGCGATGCTATGCACGAAGCTGTAGAGTTCTTCCCTGTCGACCTGCTTGGCTACCCCTGACTGAGACAGTGGAACTTCCGCAAGGAACTCCATGTTGATGGCGCTCAGGGCGTCGTAGAGGTGTTGGCGGATGCGCTCCTCTTGTATCTTAACGATGCCTGTATCCTTCTGAACATAGCCAACAGGCGGGGTCGGGATAGCCGGGTCGCCTGCGCGTGGTGCTGCGACGATCAGGTTCTCGTAAGGGTTGAAGGGCGCAAGGCCTGAGCCAGTGCAGGATGGGCACTTGATAGGCGCTGAGTTCTCGCGGGGAATCTCGCCCACGCCTTTACACCTGCCGCACTGCTGCGCCTGCATCGCCCACATCGTGCTGTGGATGTGCTGAACTACTTCAGCTTGCAGGTCACTGTACTCACGCACTGCCTCGTTCATCTTCGGCACCATGCTACTGATACGGGACTCGTAGAGCACGCCGTCCTTGTAGTTCTCAAGCACTACGCCGTACATGGTGCGGATAGGCATGTAGCCAAGTGGGTTCTCCATTTGAAAGACCTCACGCGGCTCACGGTCAACAAGCTCGAAGCGCTGAATCACGTCAGGCTGAACCATCCAATAGCCGTCGCCGTCATCTTCCTTCAGCAGATAGAACTTGCCCTCCTTGTAGTCGATGATGTACTCGGACTCGAATATCATCGGATAGGGCTCGTAGTACTCGTTCTCAGCCACCTCGAAGCGGGTCGGCAGGGTGAACACTACCGCGTTGGCATCTATCAGATACTGCTTCAGCGCTACGTTGAACATCCAGTTGGTCAGGCTCCCGTTGCGCGGGAACTTGCGGGTCAGGTAGGCCTCGGGTGTTTGGTCTTCAGCAATGACAGGCGGCACGTCCCTGTTGAATGACAGCATCCAATCGGGCGACTTGCGTATCTTGGAAAGGCTGTTGAATACTTTAGTGAACACAGGCTTCGTAATCGGCACGAATATCTTGCGCCGGTAGTTCTGAATGTCGGCTGACTCAGCAGGTCGGCGCTCTTCGATCAGCTCACCAGGGTACTCACCGTCGGCATGGACTTCGAGTGCCTCCTCCATTTCGACTGAAGTCTTGTAGTACTTATGTCGAACGCTGTAGGCTATGTATGGTTCAAGGAATGAAGGTGATACTGCTGGCATTAGATGTGAGTTCTTTCTTTAAGTTGTGACCGTTTGTTAGCGATGGTCAGCGCTGGCATGTTCATCCGGTAGGATGCGTTCTTCATAAACTCTTGGTAAATCCTAAACTGCTGCGGTGGCAGGTGGTTGCCGCCCGCTGAGAATGCGTAGTACTGCCGCTTAATTTCCATCGCACTGAGCACCTTGCGGATAGCAGGCTGCCAATAGGTCGGTTGCCAAGGCATCTTGTGGGGCTTGTGTTCAACGGCTGCAAGGGCTAGGTTGAAGAATGGCTCGTCGGGCTTATCCCCTGCGAACTGTCGGGTGTGTAGTTTATTCTCTTTGTAGAACTTCAGAGCACCTACAAAGATACTATCAGCAAGCTCGCCCTTCTGCCAAAATATCCACTCAGATGATAGGTCTATCCATTGGCTGACCTTGCCATAGGCTTCTGCTAGCTTGCCCGGGTCGACCCACTCACTGATACCCTTGTCCGGGTCGTTTACGCCCCTGTTGGCCATTGTCCATTCAATACCTTCCATCTCTTGCCATAGCTGCGCGAAGTTGCACATCGGGCTGAAGACCATGTCGGCATCCACGAAGAGGGTGCGGTCGTAGGGCGTGAGCTTGTTCAGGTAGAACTTGGCCGTGAGCGGCTTGTCCTTGACGGTCTCAGGCTTGGGCTTGATGATCTTGTCGAAGACCATGCGCTGACCTTCGTGCAGGTGGGCGAGTGCCGCCTCATCCGCGATGACTGCCACCCGTTGCTTGGGGTCAGCTGACTTGATGGACAGGGCGAGGTTGTAAGCGAACCGCCCGTAGAGCGGGTGCTTGAGGGCTATGGTTAGAATGCCTGTGGTCATGAGTAGTAGACGGGTAGGGCGAAAGTTATAGAGAACGGGAAATCGTAAACAGCAAAGGAAACGGAAGGCATTGGATTAGCTACTGTTCCATTGCAAATAACATTAACAGAAAGTAGTGAACCTGATACTGTGCATGATGTTGAAGTAGTAGATGTTCCAAAAACAGTATTGATAGTATTTGCTATGTATGTTGCAAATGATGCTCGGTCAATTCCTGAGGTCAAATCATAACTAGCACCGCCACCGCCAGAGCTTACACCCGCATCATCCCAATATAAATCAGTTACATTGAATGATGTCAAATCCATGCCTGCCGTATCAAACTCATCCATCAACACCTGTACCTGAGTCAAGGCAGGCGGCAGCTGGATGATCTGCGGCGGACAGATAGTATTCGCCATCACCCCGCAGGCAGACCCGAAGATAGCCTCTTCATGGAATAC